CCAGGTAGTAAACATGCTAAATACAGCATAAACTATTCTAATTGTCTAGGAACATAACATATGTCTTCGGATCTTATAATCATCTCTGCAGATCTCCACGGGTTATCCTCTTGCACAGGCATTCCATATTTCCTAAATTCCTGCAACTCCTTATACTGATCATAAGTAGCATTGCAGAAATCATTTAAAAACATGTAACATGCGTAACCTTCATCGTACAACATATCACCACGCCACGAAGAGTAAAGCTCGCATGTAGATGTCACGCATTGTTTCACCCCTATCTTCCTCACCAGTTCCATATACTCTCTAATAGACAATTGATAAGCTTCAAAAAGCGCTTGATTTGGTAAGTGTTTGGAAGCGACTTTCCATGTTTTCATTAGTAAATTGAGACTCATAAATCCTTTATTATATAACATCCCGCAAAAGTCCACACATTGGTTGAAACAGAATGAAAAGTCAAAATTTGACCATCGTATAATTTTGTCCATTCTACCAGCATGGATATGTAGTCCACCTTGTTTCTTATTGAAATCATCTCCACAGCCATTCCATACCACAGGGCCCACTCCATCCAACACATAGTTCCCCAACACCTCCTGGGCTATCTCAGTATACGCTTTAGTGAGTAGCCAACCTGAAGGGTTTTGCTCAGCCTTAGTAAAGGAAAGATACGTAGACCTGGCTGGTACGTTATTTGCTGCAGTAAACAACTCATCTATCAGTTCTCTGTTAAACCCTAATTTCTCCCAGTACAGTTTATTCAGATAGGTAATACAGGGCGTACCACCAGAGTCGCATTTAGCAATATCTGAGTTAGCTTCATCATGTATAAATCGAAATTTATCAGCCGACGTAGCTACTTCCGTAACAAACTCTTCTACAGACTGTCCATGCATTAACACACCGTAAACATAATCATCTTTCCTTATGGACATAAGCCTAACAGCTTGCATCAACCTAGTAACCATTTGATACTTAGCATTAAGGCCAAGTGTGCTACACATAATACCTTGCGCAACTCCAGCAGGGTTATACCCTTTAGTCATATTAGCAATTTTATCGCATTGTTTAAGTGCAACACGCATTCCAAGCCAGTCTTCCCTATGGTTCCAGCCTTCGCCATAGTAACGTTTGTCATATTTCCTGTCCCTCGCATCACACAGCATACCATCAACAATTTCATCTATAAGTTGTTCTGTAATGTCTATACGCTCTTTTCTATGGTAAATATTAAAATGGTATATTAACATATCATTAATTTCTACTAATATCTCAGGTGTCAAGGGCTTAGGCGGAACACCTTTTAAATTATAACGCTTCGCAGAAACACGTAGCAACTCCGTAGGATTATTACTAGAAAACACATTTCCATGCACGTTAGTAAGAGATATCCTAGTGGTGTCAGTATTTACAAAGTGTCCTCTCGTATTCACCCTCACATCATTTACACTAACAGACACGCGAGCGTTCTTAAAAGCATAATCCACCTGCGTATTATTGTATGCGTTGAACGGTGATGTTGTATGTTGAGCCAAGTCTGGTACTAAAGTTTTATACATCTCCAACAACCCAGGGCTCTTGGCATATTCTGGTTCAGGCTCAACTATCTCCATAATCTTATGAGGGTTATACCGTTCAAAACCACCACCTATGGTCTCCGTTAAAACATCCTTGTAGGGACTCCAAGGCAATTGAAAGGTTTGCTTAAATTGAGGCCTGGTAAATTTGTCCTGTACCGCTCCATATATCTTTTGGTACCTACCATTAACCTTAACATGTTTTGGTCTTTCGTATTTAGTTTCGTAAAACCAAATACACTGAGAATCTAAACATTCCTTATCGCACAACTGCACCAAATACACGTGATTTCCCATCAAAATAGGCACATATTCATTAGCTTTAGGCGTGCCATATAAAGTTAAGTAAATACCATCTTCATCCTTTGCTCCATGTTTCCCCCATATAGCATTAGTAGCCATATCGTAAAAGTCATTTGACTCCGCTTTCCTAAGTATCTTGCATACCGGCTTGTAGCAGTCCGTTGGTTGATTGACAATAACATGTACGTGCATAGCCTGATCTTCCTCATCTTCATACTCGTCTTCCTCATCGTCTTCCTCTTCCCCAACCATGGTGTCCTCCCACCCATCTATAATATTTACATTAGAAAATGGTATATTGGATATACTCACAGGCTGAACAACCATATCTCTTACATAAGGAGTTACAACAGGACTCGTGTGTGCAGCAACGTGCATTTCAGTAAGCACCCCTGGTGATACAGATAAGGTCCGTAGCTCAATAGCTAAGGATGTCGTCGTAATCGATGGACCATATATTTCCGTATCTACAGGAGTAGCTTTTGCCGCAGAAGTCAGTTCCACAGTCGGTGTAACTTGTGACAAATCTATAGTAACAGTATCAGCTGAAATGTCAATAGTACAAACAGGAGTAACATCCACAGTATACTCCAGAATAGTAGAAGGCATCTGGGCAGCAAATAGCTCAGTCACTGGAGAAAGATGTGTCTCGATAGCACAACCTACGCTAGGTGTCGAGCATACAAAGGGCAACTCAGGCGCTAGTTCGGGCGTTGGGCGTACCACATCTATATCAGGTTCACTAGAATTAGCTATTAACATATATGCATTGTAGTCTCTAGGCTGTTTAGGTATAGTACTATACGCAGCACAAAAATCCCTATACTGTGCAAGCCACTGGTATCTACGAGCTTTAGTATAATGAAGGTAGAACTCATCTCGAAGATAAGAGTGTAAAGCATATTCTAAGGCCGTCCCTACACCAGTATATCCAATGGCTATCCAGTTAGATTTAGGAACTAGTTTGGCTGTTCTAAGCTGAGCCTCCTCTACGGCAAAAGTACTAGGACTCAACAGGGGATCGTTCTTGTTTTGTATTGGACCGTATTTCCAAATCGGTTCCCGTATTATACACCTACCACATCTAACCTTACAAATTTCATTATTATTCAGTTTAGTTCCATGTCGCTCTACACACCGAGGTATGTAGTAACTAGCACCCAGATCAGATTGCACAGGTCGTACAAGTACTTTAGGTGTACTCAACGGTACAGTAGGTATTACAGTAGATGGTACAGCAGTTTTGCCAGCTGACACATCCGTCTCTCGGAACATATCAGACAAATCCAACGTACAGTCACAACTCATCTGGCCACACAACCTACACAGCGCATCTGAAGGACATTTAAAGGGCTTACATATATGGTAGTGCCCTGCACCTGCCTGTTGAACAAGATGTAAATAAACCTGCTTAGCACCATAACCTATTTTTCTAAATGGTTCCAGTTTCGAATCTTGCGCCACGTTAATAACACAGTCATACTTTACCGACAAGGGATACATGTCATCCGGAGACAGATGCGTATATACTTTTATATTCAACCTTTTATAGTCATCCATGATCAACTTCCCATGTGGTTCAGGCAAACCCAAGGAACCATACAATGCCCGCAAACTACAACAACCATCACCTCTGGTATCTATACATTGTCTCGTACACCTAATTCTGTCCTTCACACTCCGTTCAGCATTCAAGTCAGTTTCCAGTTGTATCGCCTTTTGAACGATAGCTTGAGCAGAAGGAGGCACTTTGGGCATAGGTGGAGCTGTGGGTTTCAAGTACTTAGGTTTGACAGAAGGCAATGGCAGATTTTTTGGCACCACCAGAGTAACCTTAACATCATTGTACCCCACAACGATTATAGTACCAGCGTAAGAGCCCACCACTACAGAATGCGTTCTATGTTCATTAATCCATTTGCCACACACGCACACTAGACCCAGTCCACATACCATACTCGCCTTCACAACACCATCTCCTAATTTCACTTTATTAGAGACGGTGTCGTGTATGTACTTCCCCAGATGCACACCAGTCACCTTTGTATCGCATATAGCATGGTTCGTAAACTGACCTCTATTGTACCTTATTTGCCCATGCTCGAAGACAGGAACTTTATCGCACTTAGCGCAGCATTTCCCTACCGGTCTATACAATTGTCTATGTACATAATGCGCCAGTGCTGATTTATACATGTCTTGCCACACATAGGCTGTCGTTTTCACATCTGGAGTTATTTTACAACGCATCTCTACCCCTTTTTCCTTCAGGCCTTCCAGATAAGTAAATGTGACGCCACTAAGGCTAAACCCTTTAGATTGAACTGCTGTGTGCGCATCAAACCCATACTTAGCTGCGTAGGTTAGCGCTGTAGTCATCTGCACGGACCGAACATTGACTGTATCGGAATACTCACCATATATGGGTGTAAACTTTATAAGCGAACCAGGAGTACGGTGAACGCAAGCAAACATAACAGCAAAGTCAAAAAGTTTAACCACGTCTGGTGTAAACGTCTGAAAATTTCTAGCAGCATCGCCATTAGTAGATCGCATATCACATATATACACATAAGTCAACTTCTCTTTATTAAGATAAGCCTGTAGGTCTAGTGTCCTAGCTGCATCGGCCCTCGTCTTCCAATGTATACGCGCCTTACCCCCTATTGCTTTAAAGATTGCTTCTCCTTCGGCTCCTACAACCGTCCACACGTTAGATGTACACTCTCCTGGGTCCATAATAATAATCTTTTTGAAACCCGGTAAGTTGACCAATCTAGTCCCAGGACAGCCCCCTATATATATTAGCACATCCTTGCCGCTGTTAAACACCTCCTGTTCACACTCAAACTTTAAAAATTCACTTTTCCCTACTGTCTGCATTATCTTACCGTGGTAGGGCGTTTTCTTCCTATCAGTATGCCTATATTCGTTACACTCCCAGGGTGTTTTCGCTATAATATCCATTTCAAACACATCTTTAATAGTCAAATTAACACCTCGAGTATCCTCCAATTTATCCTGATCCTTTTGTGTAGGTGCAGTCCCAGCATTACTAGTAAACGCCAACGACATATCTCCAATAAAGGAGCCTGTCTCTATCGATAAACCCCATTTTGCCAGAACCCCCACCACCCACGGTAGAGTAGGATCCACATGTATATAGTGCATCACTTTCGCTCTCGTCATAGATACTATATTATGCGCTCCATCAGGGGCCAACCACATCTGCTTACTTTCTTCGTCTATATGTGACACAGCATAATCGGCTTCAGAACCCACAGCTTCTTGTGTGGTAGTACACCCCAACCTATCAGCCATTTCTCTAACATGATGCATTTCAAGGTATTTCTTGGTCCTATACAAATGTTTAGATGCACCCTTTATTATCGTTACAGAAGACACCGTTTTGTCTTTGCGGGGATCGGCTAGAAGCATATGATAGAACTCGGGATGCGCAGTTTTAACGGCCGCGACAGTATCAGGCATATTCCTAAAGTCCACACAAAAGGTATGTGTAGACATAGTTTCTGCAGGAAACTCTCCGTCAGACCATACGTTGAATCCTAACTTAGGTTCAATAGCCGGTTGGTGTATGTCTCCTACCAAGAACATATCAGTTGGCAAATTGTTAATAATAATGGCCTTCACAACTCTAGCATCCATACACTGTATTTCATCGAAGAAAACATATCTATAACCACGAGCCTTCATAGCAACATCAGGAGTCATAACGTGGTACTTATCATTATTATTTGTGAACGCTTCATAAGCCTCCAGTAATTTATGTACAGCAACAACCACCATGCACCTATTCGCACCATCTACGTTCGTACATTTTTCTATCGCCTTTCTGATGAACCACGACTTGCCGCACCCTGCAGGGCCCTGCACCCTCCATGCATTAGTTATAACTTCACCACCGATAATAGGCACATTATCTAGCGCTTTAGCCCCTACTACTTGTAATCCTCCGGCTTCCACAGTCTTCATATGGCTATATTTGGTCCTAAGAGCATCGGCGTCAGCATCGGAAAGTACTACCCGTAGTTTAGGGTCTCGGTGTTGACACCAAACCACTTGTGCTCCAAATTCCCAATATGTACAAAAGGGGCACTGTTCAGTAGCCTGCGGTAAAGATTGCCACAACGGTTCTATGTTAGAGTAATACTGTACCACACCCGTCTGAGGAACCTGTAACCTCCTAGAAAGCACTATAGATCCTCTTGCGGCTCTATTTGTGAAAGCAGCAACAAATAATGAAAAGGGGCCCAATCCGTTAGAATAATCACTTATTTTTCGGAACCACCTCAAGAACATATTGTCATATATCTTATTTGCCGGATCATCAGACACCACCACCATCTCTAAACCTCGCCTTTCTCTCTCCCACAAATACATAGACAAACTAATCGACGTCATATATTTTTTTTTAAGCTTGTGCGCAAGTCCTAAGTAGCATTGCATGGCCTTAAACCCACCCATACACCGCTTATACAACGCATTTACATGGACTATATTAAGATCCTTGTCTGATATAGTGGCTAGAGTCTGCGCAACTTCATCCCATTCTGCTTGAAGCACATCTATTCTATTAATGTTAGAGTAATTTATATTTTTATTATTGGTACTATAAGCTGAATAAAAATCTGCCACAGAATAAACTTCCATGTCTTCTGGTCCTGTCAGCACCCTAGTGCATAATTTATCTAGTTGAGTACTAGGATATCCAGAAAACCACGTAAAACAACCTGCAGAATGCAGTTCCACAACAGCACTATATTTAGATACACGAGAATTAAGAACCGGTGATTCTAGAAACTTTGTATATCCTTCCAAAGGTTGACAATAGCCATTCTGTCCATCATGAGGGGTGAACGTAACATACTCCTTACCATTCCTCCACAACCGTTGTAAAGCATAATGCGGAGAACTGTACCACGAAAATGCCTTAAGTAACTCATAGGGTAGCACCATATATCCAGAAAAACTACTACATTGACTATCTTTAAGTATTTTCAAAAAATCTTCTTTAGTAAATTCATAAGCATTGTCAGCAAAAACTATATGAGTAGTAGTAAAACCATTTCCTCCTGCAATCACCCTATCTGGGTTATATCCATACACCTGCAAATATTTTTTTGCCATTTGAGAATGAGAACCAGTAAAAGTTTCTACACGAACCAGCTTTTCACAGATTTTTCCAGCCAAATGTTTAATCGAGCGATCTCGATCACGGTCATCATTATCCCACACATAAAATCTTACATTCCTATTGTCCTTATGTTGAACAATGTCTACGTAGGATGCCCCGTGTATAACCGTGGGGGCTGAAAAATTTTGCTTACGATCGTGATCTTGTTTTATCAACGACTTCCCAGCTACAAGAAACTTATGCCCATTCAAAGACGTATCTGTCTTGTCACAGTGTACATTGGTACCAAAATATTGACTAAGCGTTTTAATGTTATCTGGTCCTAGATCTTGATGAACTACCCTTCTAGCCTCAATCGCTTTATTATTATTCACTACAGTAAGCGATTGTGCACCTACAGCTCCAAATTGTGAAACTGCGGCTGAGTACGCCTGAGCGGGTTCCTCGGAGGTACCAAGCAACGTCCTAGGATCATGATTCCTAGACACAGTAACCCCTTGCACCAACATAGGCGCTTCATAATGCCTCTCTGCAGCTGGTATATCATCATAATTCACTCCTTTCTTAGGTTTCCCAGCCACAAGACACATAGCGGTCGCTACTATAGGTTTCGTACCTATATCATGTATGGAGTAGCGATCACCTTTACACATGTGACCACACATGACACCATCGTCTATATACAGTTCAAAGTCATAAATTTGTTTATATATACAATCTGTACAGTTATGGGGCTTAGTTTGATCTTCAATAGCCCAACACTCACACTGCGTGTAACAGCATGCGGTGTGTTGAGGACAGCCCCGCTCGCGCGGTTTCACATAGCTAGCCACCAAAGTTCGAAGGTGGCCTAGACTCACAGCCTTTGGTAAACCAGCATCCTCTGCAAGTTCCACCATGGTTTCGTAATCTTCATCCGTTCCCGTGCTCATTGCCCACACATAGCAGTAACCATCTCGACCAATAGGTAAACTATCATCCACGTCCACATACATTCTCTCGTCTTTCTTACCGTCCTTAAGTATATCAAAGGTTAAATTGGGCATCTCATCACTCTCACCATAGGGACATACACGTTGAAGCAGCTCAACAAGTACTCTCGCTAGCAAATTGTTAGCCATAACAGCAGCGTTACGGCTTACGAAGAGTGAAAATAACAACAGCGTGCGTTGCTATCCTCTTTC